TTCTGGAAATTGAATTTCAAGTTCTGCCTGAATTTCTGAATAAGGATTATAGGCTTTACCTGACTTTTTCTTCGTTGCAAAGACTTTGCCTAGTGGAAAATTTTCGTTGTTGCGATGCTCCCATTCATCGTCTAAATTATTAGTAGCAAGTTCCAACCTTTTACTTTCTTTATGAACTGCGCCCATTAATTTTATTGTGTGTATCTGTTGATCATTGTTTCCTGAGGCTGTAAATATTTCGTTTATCAACTTGACCATATCGGGATTATCTTTAACCATTTCAATCAAGAGGTCTGTCTTTTCTATCGTGTCAAGAATAAATTGGTCGTCTCTGTTCTTTGCATACTCAGACTGAACCAAGGAATTAAAATGTTTCCTTGCTACATTTCCTTGATCCTTGTTCATGATCGACCCATCATGATTAGTTAAAGTTGTTTTACCATTAACTATTGTTACTTTCGCAACGACCATAGATTTTAAGAAGTCTGGAATACTTTCGTAATCCTTTAATCCAATGGTTGGATTGACTTGTCCATCCTTAATATAAAACTTCTCTACAACTTCTGTTTGGATTTCTTTTGTCATTTCCTTTTCTCCCTTTCTTTGTTTCGATTTGTTGCACGGCATGAATCTATTATAGATTCTATTGGCATTTTTTTTTTTAATATAAGGGAAGCATCAAAAAAGTACATACTATAAACCGAATGCAACAAGATACTAACTATATATAATTAAGTCAATAAGTATCGTGATAGAATAGTTTCAGAATGAATTCAGATTGCAACAAGGTATGAGAATATAGTGGATATTAAAAATATGAAGGTATCCATAGGCATTGTTATAGCCATAATTGCCCAAGCGTTTGGAATCATTTGGTATGTCGCTCAACTAGACAGTACGGTCACTAATCTGGATCATGTGGTTGCTGATATGCAAATGTCTATGACTGATACTTCTATTGCTGTGTTAGAAACAAATGTTCAAAACCTTGAATCTAGTTTATGGGATATAAATGAGAAGATACGTCAGGTTACTGATAACCCCCAAGCCCCAGAACACTTTCACGATCAACAGCAACACTTCCATCCTGAATACGATATTGTAAGTTCGGATTCACATTTCCATAGTGAGTTTAATAACATACAGCAACCTATTAGCTTAGATGGTATCTATACTGAGATACAACTTTTAAAGGAATCTGTGGGTGAGCGAAAGCAAGAAATAAAGGATATGGATTGGAGACTTGATGAGGCTGAAAGAATTATAGCTGTTGCAGAAAATGAAATGCGAACTATCATGTCAGATCATATGGGCATTAATGATGCTCTTAAAAATTTAGGTGCTGAAGGGTATGGTGATACCAGAAAATATGGTAACTATGGAGAATAGTAAACATGAGATTTGTTAACAAGGTAAAGCAGGTTGCTAAAAAGTGTTTTGTTATGCCAAGAGTTAATATAAGGATGCCACAGGTCACCCTTCCAACAGTTCACATATCATTTCCTTTTAGGATAGTTGGAATGATCTTTAAAAACATTCTTACTACTCTCTTTATTATAACTGGTGGCGTAGGTTTATTTATTAGTTATATTGATCCTACAAAATGGATTACTCCTATCCTGCCATTTAAATTAGAGAATATATTCTGGACTGGAGCTTGGCTTAATGTAAATACAGTTCTAGTTCAAGATATAGTAGGTTTCTTTAATCTCAATCTTATTCCTACGTTAGTTGGATCAATCATATTAATTCTCATGGGATTTCTACTCCATATACATAGTTTTAAAACATGGGGTAAGAAAATTAAAGCTACTCCTATGGCAGTTGTTAGATTACCAATTCATGCTTATAAGAAGATAGTTATATGGAGAAATTGGATCCTCGCAAAGATTGAGTATCTAAATTCAGAATCCCAAAAATGGAAAACAATTTTTAATATTGCCAAATCTCCCTATACATTACTTCGTGCTTTCGGGCTAAGTCCACAGATGGCAATTTCTTTATTAGCAGTTGGATCAACCGCAGGAACTGGAGTTATAGTAAATGAGACTCTGTTAGCGGAAAAATCATTTGCTAATGGTGACTCAGGTTACTATGAAGCTCCTATGGACTTACCTTATTTTACAGATGAGAAACAAAATACTCTTAGAATTGATTTAGGCAATACTCCAGTACGAGAAATAACTATAGAGAATGTTAGCGTGGGTACGGCATTTACAGGATCAGCATTACCTTCAGGAGAACAAAATGTTGTTCAGATTAGTGGGAACCCAACTACATCTAGCCCTTCATTTTCAGGAACTCGACTTGAAGTCGGTGAATTGATCTTTGAGAAGAGTAGGTGTAAGAAACTCACTTTAACTGACATACAAGCCCATACGCTCATAGTTATAGGCAATGCCTCGGATGGACAGTCAATAGCACCTTCTCCGGGTACAAGCAGGATGCGAGCCATAGGCGGCGGACATCATCAAGCAGATGCTATGGTAACTTCAGGTGGTACATATGACCGTATCTGGATTCAAGCCCCAACGTCAGGTGTAAACGGTAAAGTAGGTACATTGAAGTTAAGCAATTTATTAACTAAAGGGGGCGAGTGTGTCCTTTCTAAGATGAATGTTGGAACTATGCGGATTGAATTGAATGAAATCGGACAAGGGAATGGATTCGCTACCAAAGAATTTGTTATAGCAACAAACGTCACAGCAGCTAACATGACCATTAGTGATAACGTAGAAGTAACAATAGCAGAACCTGCTACACAATAAGGATACTATGGCTAATAAAACACTTTCGGAGCTAGAAGAACATTATGGTGATCCACAACTTTCAGAAGAAGGTGATCCAATATGTGGTCGTGGAAAAAAGTTAAGTGGTATATGTCGCTTTAGTGCAGGTTGGGGAACAGATCATGTTGGATATGGCCCATGTAAGTATCATGACTCTGAAGAAAGAATGGAGATTGCTTTACCTAATAAAGGAAGAGTGATCTATTCTGGGATAGCACGAAATGAACGTCTTAGGAATCATCTTCAAGATGAAGAAAAAAGAGGTGAGCTAGATAACTTAGATGGAGAGATAGTTCTATTAAGAGCAATGCTAAAGATACTTGTAGAAAAGTATGGTGAAAAAGTTGTTGATGAAGAAACCCTAGATATACTTGAGTTTGGAACTGACTTTGAAATGATTGATGCTCAAACTAAAAGCCTTGTTAATCTTGTAGATAAGATTACTGCAAGTATAAAACGTAAATATGAAGTCCTTCAGATTGCAGGTTCTACTATAACGAGACAAAGGGTTAGAGATTATATGAATCAAATCCAACTTGCTATTGGACAAGTCTTGCGTAATGAATGTCCTCATTGTCTTAAGTTACACAATCAAAGAGATCAAGCTATTGATGCTATTAAACGAGTAGGAGAACTATAGTGTTTCAATATAAAGTCAAAGTTACAAGAGTAATAGATGGAGATACTGTTGATGTAGATGTTGATCTTGGATTTCATATGTGGATTAGAGGTGAAAGGGTTAGACTTATGGGTATAGATACTCCAGAGTCTAGAACTTCTAACAAGCGAGAAAAGATTCTAGGTAATAAAAGTAAAGCTAGATTGAAAGAACTTGTTAAAGAGAATAAAGGATATATAGTTCTGGAAACTACTAAAGAGGGTAAAGGAAAATTTGGACGCATTCTTGGTTATTTAAATACAGAGTTGAATGATGGCTTGTCTTTTAATCAAATGCTTATAGATGAAGGACATGCTAGGCCATATTTCGGTGGGAAAAAAGACGAGCAAGGAGTTTGGGCTAAAGAAGAAGGAGACTGTAATTGCAAAGGAAAGAAAGCCTTTAGTCGCTGTACAGGAGATTGGTATAGGTGGACTAAGAATGGCTATGTAGAGCTTGAAGTCTAATGCCTAGAAAAATTGCTGATATGGAAAGTATATCTCTTTTATCTGGAATGAAAGAAAGAAGCCTTGCTGAAGAACGTGCATATGATCATCCTGCTTATTTTCATGAATATATCTTTAATCAAAAGCTACCTAAATTCCAATGGGAAATAATGGAGACATTAAAAGAAGGTCATGAGAATCCTGATAATAGTGATGTAAATCCATTACTCATACTAGCCCCTAGAAATCATGGTAAAACTGCTTTAGCCGCTGAATCTTTTCCTTTATGGAAAGTTGGTCGTAATCCCCTAGAGATGGTTCAAGTCATATCATCAGTTATCAGTCTAGCTATAGAACGAATGGGAAAAATTGAAAGCTGTATTAGGTTTAACCAAAGATACATTGATATGTTTGGAAATTTATATCCAGAGAACAATAATGATTACACATGGAAAACAGATCGCTTTGAAGTGATGCGTGATCAAACAGCAGCTTGGGAATCTGGAAATATACAGCGTGATGCTACATTTGCGGCATTTGGAATAACAACAAGCGTTGAAGGTGGTCGATCTACATTACAGGTATATGATGATGTGGTTTCTTTTGAGAATAGCCAGAGTGAAACAAGCAGACATAATGTCTCTGCAAAATTCTGGATGTCGTTTGATCCGATGCTCTTACCTACAGGACAACAAGTATTTCTTGGAACTAGATTTCATTATGATGATTTATATGCAGAATTAATTCCTATATTTGATACCGAAAAACTATATACAGATTTATATCCAGAAATTATAGAGGCTACAGCATGAAGTGGAAAACACTACTCTCTATTATTGCTATATCTACAACAGTTATAGCAGTTCATAAGATTAGATCGTATATGTATTGGAAAGCAGAAGAAGATGCTATTCCTTATGAGATAGACAATGGGCGTTAGATTGTACCAAGCTATTCAACCAGATGGTTCAGTTTTATGGGAGGATCAACGTCCTCTTGAATGGCTAGAGAAAAAACGTAAATCAATGCCACCTGCATTATTTAATGCTCAATATCAAAATGATCCTAGTGGAATGAAAGGAGTAAAGTTTGATGTTGATTGGTTACACTTTTATGATGACGTAACTATCCCTCCTATTCATACTTTAACTGGTGTTCAAGGTGGTGATCCTGCAACAAGTGAAAGACGTAATGCAGATTACTTTGGACATTGCACAGCAGGTAAAGACCCAAATACTGGAATAATTTATATTCTTGATTTTGCATTTGCTAACATCTCTGCACCTAAACATCTTGAGTTTTTACATGCTCAATATCAAAAGTGGCGTAGCAGAGGATTAAATATATCAAGAGTAATCCTAGAAACAAATGGGCCACAGCAAGCTACAACCCAACACTTAATTGAAAATACTAGAAATGATCCTAGAGGTTCTATGCCTATTGAAACAGTTACACCTAAAGGTTCTAAGGCACAACGCTACGATGCGATTATTCCTTTTATAGCTAATGGAAGTATTGTATTTAAAGGTGAAAGAAGAGGCGATAGTATGAATATGTCTTCAGAGCTAGGGTTTAGGGAATTCCAACAGGAATATTCTTCATTCCCTAGAGGTGGACGAGATGATATATTGGATGCGTTATGGATTGCTACTCATAACCTAACTTCAAGTGTTGAGGCCGCTTCTGTAAGTAGTTTGGATTTATTACTGGATGAAACTCCAGAAGAACTGTATCATGAAGAGGAATCATCAAGAGATCGAGTGTTATCTCTTTCTGGAAGAAGCAGTCTTTTCCATAGGGGGCTGAGAATATAATGTTTGAACGTGTTAGAGAATCATGGCAAGTATTAACTGGTGGAGTCAAAGAAGAAGCAATATCTTATTCTAATGACTCTGACCCTGACTCATATTTGTGGAAACCTCTTGGAAGTTCTGGTAAAGAACGCAACCTTCCATCATTAACTCAACAGCAATCTACTGACTATGCACATTACTTCTATAAGAGTAACCCTATCGCAAAACGTATTATTGATCTCACAGCAGAATACGTAATTGGCGATGGGATTAAATACGTTGCTGAAGATCGTAATGTAAAAGAAGTATTAGATGCTCATTGGACTGACCCAACGAATAACTGGACAATCAATCAGTTTTCTAGAGTTCGAGACTTAGGATTAACTGGAGAGCTTTGCGTTCCAGTTTATGTTAATGAGAACAATGGTCATGTCACTCTTGGAAATATAGATACTTCACTTATAGAAACTATTGTTGAGAATCCTGAGAATAACATGAAGCAACAGTTAGTTATTCTTAGAAAGATGCCTAAAGAAGATTATCGTAGAGCATATAAAATTATTGATGTTTCTTCTATGCCTGTTGGACATAAAGAATATGGAAGATTGGTTGGATTAAACTGTGGAACTATAGAAGGCGGAGATTTTTCTAAAGGTGATTTAATTGAGCCTGTAGAAGGACGTAAATACAAAGTCCAAATTGCAGGCTCATGTTTATTCTTCACTATTAATAATCCTATGACTGCTAATAGAGGTTGGTCAGACCTTCTACCAGATATGGACTGGATAGATGCACATGATCAGTTTTTGTTTAGTTCTGTAGAGAAAGCTATAGAAAGTTCTAAGTATGTTCTAGATGTCACACTTCAAGGTAAAAACGAACAGCAGATTAAAGAATGGTTAAGAAATCAAAAGGCTTTAAAGCCCGGAGAAAGATTTGCACACAATGAAAACGTGAGCATGAATTTCCAGACTCCAGACTTAAAGCTAGAGGATAGTGCAAGTCTTGCTAGCGTATTAAAGAACCACGTTCTTGCAGGTGCAGGTTTACCACCAATCTGGTTTGCTGAATCTTTAACATCAAGGGCATCCGCTCCTGAAATGACCGAACCTGCTTATAGACATCTTAAAATGAGACAAAAGTATATTGCTCATATTATGTCTAGAATATTTAGGTTTGTCCTAGATCAAGCAATTGTTCATGGAAGATTAAGACAAGATATGAGAAGGAATGATTCTACTCTTGCTTCTATAGAGTCTGCTTCATTTTACCTACGTATGCCAGAGGTTTCGTTCAGAGATCAAAGAGCTAATGCAATTGCAATCAGAAGTATTGGCACAGCATTGAAAGATGCTGTATCAAATGGATTTATGGATACAGAAGAAGCTAGAAGAGTATTTGCTAGACATCTTGGTTTAAGTGGAATAGATGCAGGATTAGATGAGCCAAAAGAAAAACGTGGTCTATATGATATAGATGCAGATTTGAGTGAATTATTTAAAATAACATCTGAGTCTGAAGATATAAATGGATTTACATATTATTCATATCTAGACCGTAATTTAATAAATAGTATATAGTTATGATTGACAAGTACGTTAATTTCAATTTAAAATCGATATTGTTTATGTAGGAGTTATTTCTTTTGCCTAAAGAACTTGAAGACTGTGTACAAACTTTACTAGATGACCCTGACTTTAAACCTAAAGATGGGGAAGATAAAAAAGCTGCCGCTTATGCGGTATGTACTGCTAGGTTAAAGGATTCTGATGTACAAGAAGAAGAAGCCAAAAAAATGACTGAAAGTAATCAGGTTACTAAAAGGATGTTTAGCTTTGAAGCTAGTCCTATAGAAGGAACCTCAAGTGATTGGCGTGTTCGCATTATTAGTGCAGGAACTTCCAAGAACAATAGAACATATCCTTTAAATGTACTTCATAGAGATAAAGGTGTATTTGAAGGTGTTCCTGTTCATGCAGGAAATGGGCCTGATCATGCACAACATGAACGTGGAGTTAGAAGTATCGTTGGATTCATTAAGAATGTAGATGCAGTTCCAGATGGACTTGATGCTACATTCCATGTTTCTGATCCAATACTTAAAGATACCCTATTAGACCTTCATCACGAAGGTGTACTGCATTCAGTAGTAGGGTTTAGTATTGTTGCTGAAGGACGATGGCAACATGATATAGTCTCAAAAACAGAAACTGCTTTACAATTGGTAAGAGCCGATTCTGTGGATTTAGTGAGAGAACCTGCGGCAGGGGGCAAATTTCTTGCCGTTGCAGAGTCGGAAGAAATTATTCAAGTAGACCCTCTGAAGGAGGATAAGGAAATGGAAATGTCTGAAGATAGATTGCAGGAACTTCTTGCAAAAGCCTCCTCAAAGGCTGTAACAGAATTTAAAGAGTCTGTTACAAAGGACGAGGAAGTAGCAGAGGAAGTAACTGTTGAAGCAGTAGCAGAAGATAAGACTGCTGAAAAAGTGTCTGAGGCACTTACACAGTTGAACGCAACTCTTCTCACTTCAGCACTTACTAATGCTTCTTTGCCAGAAATAGCTGCGGAACGAATACGAACTCACTTTACTGGAACATCTTTTAACGCTGACCAAGTTCAGAAAGCTATTGCAGATGAAAAAGATTATCTTGCATCTGTATCCAAAGTAGCTGTCGAAAATATTACTAAAGAAAGCGGTAAAGTAGCTACCGATGAGGCTGACAAGAAACTGGCTCGAATTGATGCTAGCTTTGAAACTTCACGTAGTATCAAGCTCCCAAGTGGTGAGCGAATCAATGGTTATCGAACCTTTACAGAAGCATATTGTGACTGGACTGGAAAGAACCCCCTAGAGATTGGTCGTGAAGAAGTTTGGGAATCTTGGAATAAGGGTGGTAATGGATACGCATCTTGGCGTGAAGAGGCTGTAAAACGAATATATACAGAAGCCTTTGATACCTCAGATTGGGGTGAAGTTACTGCTGACAGAATGCACAAAGCACTTCTGAAAAACTATGACAACATAACGCAATATGATGACTGGAAGAAAATTTCTAGGATTATCAGCGTTAATGACTATCAGGCATACAGAGACATCAAAGTTGGTGGATTTGCTAATCTGGCAGTTGTTGCCGAAGGTGCGGCTTATGCTAACCTAACCGATCCTACAGATGAAGAGACAACCATCACGATGGAAAAGCGTGGTGGAATTGCATACCAGATTACAAGAGAATTGGTACTGAATGACAATATTAGTGCTATAGCTGAAGTTCCAAAAGAACTAGCTCGATCTGCCGCTCGAACTCTTTATGATGGTGTGTTTGCTCACTTCACTGCTAATGCAGGTGCAGGAACTACATATGCAGGTCAAGACCTGTTTGTGGCAGGTCATGGTGGAAACATTGGTACAGCGGCTCTTACTCATGCAACTCTTTCGTCTGCAAATCAAGTAATGCGATCACAGACAAAGTTTGGTGCAGGGGCTGATGTTCTTGGAGCCGCAAATAAACCTGCATGGCTCTTGATACCAAATGAACTGGAAGGACTTGCTTCTAGAATAGTTGGGCCTTCTAGTCAGGTTATAACTCAGATTCTCGCTAATACCGATGATGATGAAGATGTAACAAGATTTAGTGGTATGGGTCTGATTGTTGTTGATGCTTGGACAGATGCAAATAACTGGTACTTGGCTGCTGATCCAAGTCAAGCTGCTGGAATAACTGTAGCATTCCTTAATGGAAACCAAGAGCCAGAACTCTTTGTTCAGAACGATGAGACACAAGGTGATACATTCACCAATGATGTTCAGAGCATTAAGATCAGGCATGAGTGGGCTACGACAATAGCTGACTACAGAGGATTATTTGGGAACGTTGTAGCTTAATAGCTAGCAACCCCCGATGGTAAGCTAGGGGAGAGGGAGTTTCATCTCTCCCTCTCCTCTTATTTTTTTAAGGATATATTATGGCTACAGAAAATAAACCTCGCAGAACACGAAAACCCAAAGCATGTACTTGTATTCAATGTACTAAAGTTCAAAAGAACGCTAAACTCTTAGCAAAGGTAAGAACAACTACTTGCCTTAGTCTTAAAAAATAGGAGATAGAAATGGCTAATTCATTCGTTAAGAATGTAACAACAGCAGGGACAGCAGAACGAATTGCTACTTCTACTATACTTGTCTCCTCAGTTACTTTTAGAGCCAAGAAAGGTAACACTAATGATATCTATCTTGGGGATGCAGATGTTGCTAACACATATCCTGACCTAGATGCTAATCAAACAATAACCTTTGAAGCTCCAATGTATTCAGGAAATCACACAGGAATTGATCTAAGAGATATATGGATTGATGTTGATACAAGTGGAGAAGGTGTAGATGTATTTTATCAGGAGATAGGCTAATGGCAGTACAGGATGTTAGTAGAACACTATATTCCGATCAAGTTATATCTGCTACAGGCACATCCTCTTCTTCTGTTGAGTGTGGGAGATTTACCGAAGCCTCGATCTATATCAAGGTAACTGCTAAATCAGGAACAAGTCCAACCATAGACTTTGATGTTGAAACCTCACATGATAATGGTGAGTGGCATAAAGATTCTGATGTAACTCAAATTAGTGATCCTACAGTTGATTACTATGCTCCTGTTGTAAAGATTACTAACTCAATGGGAAAATATATTAGATTAAATCCTACAGTTGGTGGATCAAGTTCACCATCTATGACAGTAACCGCAAAGATAGTTCTAAAGGGATAAGATGGCTACTACTCTGGAAACCTTACGTTCAGAGATGAGAAATATTACTGGAACATTTCCTTTTTTTACAGGTGAAAATGAAGTTGGGGATAATGCCGTTGATCAAGCTATTGCACAGGCAATAACTGTATATTCACGAGACTTTCCCCAAATTGTGGTAGAGAGTGAGGTTGGAGATAGTGGCAAGTATTACCCCTTAACCAACTTAGCTTCTTGGGAGAATGATTTCTCCACTATCTTATCTATTGACTATGATGCCAGTTCTAGAATAGGTAGTGATGAGCATCCTCAGTTTATGTCTGAAGATAATGGAGATTGGAAATATTATAGAGATGCGTCTACTAGATACTTCTATTTTCCTAATCACTCTCCTTCTGCTAGTACAACATTGCTTATCACTTATACAACTAGGCACACGCTTGACTCAACAACCTCTACCTTGCCTAGTCAACATGAAAAAGCAGTAGTGTTTCTAGCTGTTTCCGAACTCGCCTCTACCCTTCAATTTCATGCAGAGAAAGCAATTGATCCACCTGCCGGAGCTTCTTATATTTCTATGAATAATAAGAGTAGTGGATTTAGAAATGTTGGAGATCATTTTCGTGAAAAATATGTTCGTGAATTAGGTGGTGCTGACATTGTGGGTGCTAGTGCATCTAGAGAATTTGATCAGCGATATGTAACAGGTGATAATTATATGTTCCATTCTTTCTCAGGAACATAATTAATGGTTACAGGAAATGCTTCTGATACTAGTAATAATATATTTATACGTCCTGTCCTAGAAGATGCTTTATCAAAACTATTGGATTCTATTGAATGTGAAAATGTTTTTACTGAAGAACTTGAACCTGTAACAACTGATATAGATTTTTTAAATAAACTTGCAGTCCATAAAGATTTAGCCCAACCAGAATATGAAGGTTGGTTTATGCGTAGAAATCGTATGGCAGTTTCTACAGATGCGATTTCAAATCAATATCAGTATGAAATGGTTCATGGTATGATGGTCACAGGAATGGCGTTTCATGGTGACTTTAATCGTTCATATCAATATATACAAGATAAAACTGAAGAACTTGTATGGACTCTAGAAAAGAATAAGAATATTCTAGGTAATGCAAATATTGAGTTTATTAATGGAGTAACTTCTAATTTTAGTTTTGAACAGTTTGGTGAAGTATATTTGTATAGAAGCCAAACAACATTCAATGTGCATAGAGTAGTAATTGAAACGAGTGGACGCTCCTATACAAGATAGCGGAGGTTTAAGAAATGGCAATAGTTAGTGCAAAAGAAGTCATTGGAATAGGACGGCAAAGTGCTAAAGGCTCTGTTGCTAGTGCATTCGATATTGTAGTTACAGATGTAGGTTCATTTTCCGCTACTGAAAACTTTGAACAAATACTCGATACTGGTAGGCGTGGTACAGACGCAATGGATTTCGGTGCTTATCAAGGAGTAGGTTTTACAGAAATTACTCTTGAGTTTCCATTGATGTATGGAGCAAGCACTCCTGCAACCCTAGCAACAGGAAGTGTGTTTGGAATCCTTCTGAGAAATTTTCTTAGTACAGGAGGAGGGGCTTTACCTGCAACTGGAGAAACACCAGATACAACAGAAAAAAGAGCATCCATGAGGCATCAGAGAGTTGCTGCTACTAAAACAACAATGGATTCATACTTTCGATTGGGTAATACAAAAGAATATCTTTCGATAGCTAGAAATATTATTGGTGGTGAAGGCGATGCTCAATGGCTAGATTGTCGTGTAACTGATATGGGTATGTCATTAAATGCAGGTGAAGGTGCTGTAACAGTAACTGCTAGTTTAACTGGACAACCTGCTACTGTTGTTAGTGCTGAAACTACAATTCGCCAAACAAAAACTTTAAGCAATGATATTGCTTTAGGTTGGGCTAATAGTGCTAGTGGCACAGCTAAGTATCAACCCACGCTTATGGGAACAACTCTTACTGGAAATGATGCACGATTGATATCTTTTGAATTAACAATGACAAGAGAAGCATCTACTATATATACACTTGGAAATACTCAGGACTATAGTGATGTTTATCTTGGCCCATTAGCAGTAACTTGGAGTACAGTTGCTGAAGTTAATGCTACAGAACTTGCATTCTTACGTAATCGAAATTCAAGTGGTGTTCTTTCAAGTGCTAACCAAGCCATACAAATGGGTGGAGGCAAGAAGACTCAGGTAGCTATTTCTCAGGGAACTGAAGATGATAATAGTGAAAGATCAGTTATTATTGGAATGGCAGCTTCTAGTCCATTTGAATCTCCATTAGAATTAGATACAAGTGGTGCTTATTCAACTATTTCAATTTCAGCTAGAGCATTAACAACTGCATCCGCTCTTCCTGTAAGTGGTGATACTTATGATGGTACAACTGCTACTGCTACAAATAAATCACCTGTAGAAGTTCAGCTTACAGAATCAGGGGTTAATGCCACAACACCCCCAACTTATTAGTCTCCTCTCTCTCGCAAGGTAGTATTGACGAATACTATCTTGTTTTAAGCAAAGGTTACAGTAGTAGTGCAAGGCTTACAGTTTACTCAAGATGAAGTAATAGATGAACTAGAGGGAGAAGGATTCTCTCTAAGTAGAAGAACTTTAGGATACTGGAGAGGAGAAGGTCTACTTCCTCCATTAGAACGTGAAGGTCAACAATATTATTGGCAAGGAGATATATTAGATCAAGTTAGAACGCTATGTAGCAAGAGAGAGAAATCAGAAATCTTATACTCTTTTACTTTAGAAAGTGAGAGGTTTGAAGTTGAGAGAGTTGAAATCAAACGAGTTCATGGAAGTCTAAAGGTAATATCGTATTTATCAAATGGGTCTTTTATGGTTACAACAACGAGAGAGGAATCGGTCAATGCCATTACCAAAATCAAAAACACGTATAACGTTAAGTGAGGTAGGATCACCAGAATATTGGGTAGACATACGCCTATTACAAGGAATGAAATATTCAGATGTAAAAATTTTATTTGGAGATGATAGGGATTTAACTAGACCTGATTCAGAATATGTTGAAGACATGTTTGAGAAGATGGTGATCGAATGGAATATACCAGAAGAAGAAGGTGGGCCAATTATGCCTGTTCCTGCACAGGATATGCAAAGTGTAGGTAAGTTACCAAATACATTTGTAAATTTTATTATCACTAAGATGACTGAAGATATGGGACATGATTTACCTGATACATCGGATTTAGGAGAAACCTCATAGCATCTATGACTTCTAATGGTGGTAGTCCAATTCCACATGAAATGTGGGATGTTGCTCTGGCAGAACAGTTAGGAACTACACCGTGGGATGTACGAGCAAATGCAACAGTATGGGATATTATGAGGGTGAAAGAATGGGTAGTAGGAAAGAATGCACAAACGAAAGTTCAAGATCAAAGACATAAGGCTAAAATGAATAGGTCAACTCCTACAGCTAGAGGAAGAGGCAGAAGAAGATAATGCCTGTAAATAATATTCCTTTTAATACTAATCTTGTAGATTCAATTGATTCTTATATTAGTAATTTTGACGATCAGATATTGTCTGATTTAAATTTAATTGCTATTAGGATTAGAGAGGGAATGCAATTAGAACTAAATAATAGATATAGCTCACCTCAATCAAAAGGAAAAGGCTTTCCTATTGAAGCTACAGGTCGACTAGGTGGCTCAATAAACAATGACGCTAACTGGGATATTCAAATTGATCCTAGAGGGGAAATTAATATATTTTGGGCTGACGATGGAGGAGCCTCTTCAAATGATGGAACGCCTTTTTCAAAAATATATTATCTAGATCATGGAGCTTCACCGGCAGGTTCAGGTGAAAGCATAGCTGAACAAGACCCAAATATTCGTAATATTCATCATACTAAAGATGCTTCTCCTAGACATAGTGCTTTTTATAATAGCCAAATTTTAGGTGGTCAACGTAGAGATAGTCCTGAAGGTATGGGTAGAGCAAAACTTAGATCAAATCAAATGGGTGCAATGGATGCAGGGGGTACAGGAGAATTTAGATCAAACCTTATGGAATGGGCTAGAAGTAAAGGTATTCCAGAAGGTAGAGAAATGTTTAATGTTATTAGGCATATTGCAAAATTTGGTATGACAAAAGCAAATCCTAACTTTATCGTAGATGATTTATTTGATAGTAATTACCAAACCGCAGGAACTAGAACTTTACAAATCATTCAAGATGCTATTGATTCGGTCATGTCAGATGGTCAACAGCAAGTTTCTAAGCCAATAAAAACCAGTCATAGGAATAGGGGCTATGCTGTAGTTGTGTATAGATTACCTAGAGGAAGTGTTGATCCCACAACAGGTAGACCAACTGGTGGTCAATTTACCTTTAAGTCTTAATAGGGAATATATAAATGTCACAAGCAACAAGTAGTTTTATATTAACTGGTGATGCTACAGATGCCGTTAAAGCATTTCGTAGAGCAGGGCAAGAATATCAACGCTTGCTAAAACAGGTACGTGGAACAGCGGCAGGAGTACCTCTTACAAAAGAGGGAAGACCTGATATGCGTACAAAAGCAGCAAGAGGGGTAGATATGACATCCCCTGCTACTCCTGCTGAAAAGCGTCAAGTAGAACAGTTAATGAAACAGCAAGGTTTTGACCAAGATGTTATTTCTGAAACAGGAATGACAGGTCTAACTGCAAAGAATCAAGTAGCTTCTATGAAAGAGGTTGGAGGTTCTTATAGTGATCTTCAAAATAAAGCAAAAAATCTTGGTCAAGAAACTGTAATCCTAACAAAGAGACATCAAGATTTAGGTGTTCAGTCTGGCTTAAACACTTCTCAAGTTTATAAATTAAGAATGGCAATTGAGACTCTATTAAAAACAGAGGGTGTTTCAACTGCTCTCGGTAAAGCTAGAGTAACACAACTTAGAGAACAGGAGGCAGGTTTAAAAGCTGTTGAAGCACAAGTTACTCAATTAAATAATCGTATGGTATTTATGAAGGGAGCCGCTATTGGGGTGCAAGATAGCATACGAAATTCAGGAGCCGCCGCTCAAGGTGCAATGCTTGGTATGAGTGCGTTAAATGGAGATGTTATGGGATTGGCTTTCTCATTAATCTTCTTACAATTCTCTGCAAATATTCCATTAACATTTAGTTTTGCGGCATTATCAGTAGCAGCAGCTTTAGCTTTTAAAGGTATTAAGAAGATCTTAAAAGAACGTAAAGAAATGAAGTTACTTGGCAATAGCTTTTTTATAGTTACTCGTTCAATGGAATCAATGGACTTAGCAAGACAAAGAGCAGTAGGAGTTGTTGATAAATTAGGATTAGCAACGAAGGATGAGGAAGAAGTAGTTAAGGCTTTATTACAAGCACAGATGGCTTTAAGGGCTCAGGGTATTGAACCTACATCAGATGCACTTAAAGTTGCTGCTGCTTCATTCTTAGTTACTAAATCCAGAACAGATGATTTTGAGAAATCTGTTGAAGCCGCTTTAGAATCTGTAACTAGCTTTGCTGATACAGGAATACCATCTATAGGTAGTGTAGAAATGTCTATGGGTGAACTTGCTAAACAGGGAGCAGCAGCAATAAAAATACTTCAAGATTTTGGATCAGCAGGTGATATAACATTTGGTCAACTTAAAGATATAGCTACAGAAGCAGGAGTAGATTGGAATCCTTTCTTAGATACATTTGACCCAGAGGCTTGGGTTGGCCAGATGGATAAAGCAATAGACTTAGCTCTAGCAACTGGTGGTACAGAAGTGCTTCAAACCCCGTGGGTAAGAAAAAATTCAAAGGCTGTTAGGATTGCAAATTTAATTAAAGATGAAGTAGCGGCTGTTAATCCCGAACTAGTATTCTCCATTGCAAGAATGGAAACTAGCTTTAATGAAGCCTTTGCTATAGTCAAGCCATTAGGGGAAGATAATTCTACAGTAGGATTAGCATTTATAAACTTTCAAAAAAATATGAAAGCAGCCTTTGATTCAGATGATCCAGTTAAAGAACTTTCAATATTAGCTACTCAGGCTAGCATGACTGCTAAATCAGGTGGTATGACTAACCTACAGAGAACATTTGATTCTCTTAAAGAAAAAGCTAATGCTGTAGCAAAAGCAACTACAGCAATACGAGATGCTTTAACTGACACAACATTAACTAATTACTTAGATAGCTTAACTGGATTTCAAGATGTCATTTCACTAGGAGAAGGATTTAGTGGAGAACAAGAAGGAGGCCCCTTTAGACATGGATATGGAGGTATAACAGTAAATGTTTATGATAATGTGGTTAAGAGTGATGATCAGTTAGCCACAAAAGTAGTAAAGGCAGTTTCATCAAATATTAATGTTTCCACTTATGGCGGTCGTATGTAATGGCAATAACAATAGAAATACGAACAGTTGACCGTAGTAATGATGTTGATTTTCAAAGTATCAACATTCAAGACAGCATGGAAAGTACAGGAGATAACTGTGAGTTTATTATCAGAGCTACAGATGCAGATGATTCTCCTAATGTAGGGAATGAAATTATTATCAGAGATGATTCTATTAAAATATTTGGTGGCATTATTACTGAAATGGAAAGAATAATGGGAGAAGCCAATCAAGTGGTTGAGTATAACTGTCTTGCATCAGATTATACTTTTATGTTAAATCGTAGATATTTAAATAAAGTTTATGATACTGCTTCAACTCCTAGGGTATCTACTGGTAGTAAAACTGAACATGGAATGATAGAACAGATTCTTTATGATTTACGACAATCAGCAATAGCAGATAATCCTTTAGGGGATTATTTTTATAATACTTTTTATAATAACGTAGATGCTCTTGTTGGTAATGTATATGCAATACAAATCGGGCCAACTATTAGAAGGCAGATATTTCAAAGAGTAGCACCTGCTGATGCTATAAGTAGTCTTGCTCAAAAAACTGGTCATGTATGGTGGATAGATTTTGATAAGCGGATTAACTTTAGACCATCAACTTCAATATGGGCAACCTTTTTACCTATCGTTAACGGCAACCATTCTCTTCATGTAGAAACAGACTTTATAAACTTCTATGATCTTAGTGTTGAAGAATCTATAGATGGTATAGGTACTAAGGCAATTATTAAGAATGCGATTATAAGAAGTAATGAAACTAAAATTGAAGTATTTCCTGCTTGTGATGCGAAAGCTGCTTCAGAAGGAATAACTTATAAGCTAGAGCGAAGACCATTTTCTGAATTAGATGTTGCATATGTGTATAGAAATCGCAATAGTGTGGTTACTGAATTTGATCTTAACCTAGATGATATAGCTAGAGATGCTACTGATTTTACTACAGCAGGGCTAAATGCTTTCTTATATGTAGGAAGGCAGGGAGTTAATAATTCTTATATTAGGTTATGTCCAGACGAGATAAATGTAGGAGATATATTTAGCACTAGTTATCAGTATGAGTCAAATAA